TCAACGTCTTCCAGTGAGTAGGTGCCATCATTAAGCTCAGCCCATATGCATAACGGCGGACAGATACCGTTTACGCCCGTACAGGGGCGCATCAGGTGCCAATTTATTTCACTTGGCTTTGCATTGCCTCTACTGCGGCGCGGCTTTCTTCTGCCCAATAGGTAAAAAAACCCTCTAGATTCCAGCGCAATACTTTGGCCCGCAGCCGGTTGTAATCAATCGCGTCAAGGTCTTTAATGGTGACAAAGTCATCCCGTCCAGCAACGCTAATGCGAGACATGATCAGCTCATCAATTTTCTGCTTAAGTTGATACGGCATTGCCATCATCATTGGGAACAAAACAGATTCATCCGCTTCAATGCCCTCCTTACCAGCCGCGACAAGGCGCTGAATTAACGCCTGCGTTAACAGGCTCAACACTTCATCTTGTGCGACAGCAGAGGCGCGAGCAGCGTTGTATGTTGCATTGCCGACTGTGAATGATTTAGCGGAGGACATTATTCGCCACCTTTAAGACCGGTCCATGCGTTAAATTCCATCAAGAACTGGTCGTCTGAAATAGTGGTGCCGCCTCGGTTATCCGCTGCATCGTTGATAATGACGCCTTCAGTGCCGATCACGTTTTCCAGTGTGCCAATGACGGTCCGTGAATAGGTGATATTTGCATTACTGTTAAAAAGTGACTGCATATAGGCCGAGTCTGGACTTCCGGGGTTTAAACTTAAGGTGACAGAGCGCCCGGGATTAATCCGATCTAATCGAACCGCATTACCGCCCTTGCCGCGACGCAACGTCGAGCGTTGATCAATCGGTGATTCGGCAATCGGTGAGTCAGACTCGCCCCAGTCGGTTATTTCACGACCATTGACTAGGACAATGATTTGCTCGGTACTAAAGTTATTTAATGACATAGCTGAAACCCTTTATTAATAGATATCCAAGTCAATGACCGATTTATGGATAGCGCCAGCTCTAAAGAGGCGTATACGGATAGGTGCTGATAAGCGAGAGTCGCGATCTTCTGTTGAAATATCCAGAATATCTTCTGGTTTGGTTAAGATTTCATAGCCGACTGTGTATTTTTCAATACCGTCATCGGGATCGACATAATTACGCGGACCCAAATACCCGTTATCAATATATTGGTCGCAAACCTGACGCGCTGTAGCCAGTAATACCGCTTGACCGCGAGGCGTTTGCTGTAACTTGGTGGTGACATTTGCCAATGCGTTGTAAAGGCGAACTGTCACGGTATTAATAAACGCATCCAGATTCACCACGTCATCGATGTATTCACCGAATGTGCTATGTGTGATGGTATTTAACCAGCGTCCAACATCAGTGGAGCCTTGCAGTTCTACCGTTGCGTAGAATGTGACGTTTTTGGTATCGGCTTCCATCGCGGCAATTTCGGTGCCTTTTAAATCTTCTGATGCAACACCAGGAGACTTTTTGAACTCGCCGGTAATGGTTGAGTTTTCACCGCTGTAATTCACTGCTGCAAAATGCTTGGCCAGTGCGGTGCCCGCATATTCATCCGTGGCATGCGCTGCGGTGTAAACGTGACGATAACCAAGAGTCGTAAGTTGTGATGCAATATCGGTATCATCATTTTGATCGCGAATCGCGGCAACTGCTGTACTGGTTTGATTGTCAATGAACATACTGGCGTTTTGGTCGCACCATGCAGCAGCCAGAAGCACATCTGCTTCTACCGCATACACATCGGCGGTCAGGATTGTCCAGTACCACCAGAACTCATCACGCGCTTTATTAAGCGTTGCTGTCCAAGTTGCATCTTCATCATCTGTCACCCAAATAGTAACCTGGCGCATTTTAGGTGTGCCGCCAAGCCATTTAGCTGCCGCTTTATATGTTTCGGTAGTATCGGCAAAGTCTGCCGCTACTTCTTGAATAGTGAAGTAGGTTTTAAATGTATCTAACGTTAGCGATCCGACTTCGGATGAATCGGCAAAAACCACTGCTGATGCAAAGTTAGCAAAGCCCAAACCAGCGGGGCTGATTCGTGCGTTTACCTGAATTATTCTGTCTGCTGGATAAGCCATGTATTAACCTCGTATATCAATATTGATTTCTTGGATGACCTGGCCATCCTCTTTTTCTGCAATGATTTTGGTGCCTAAAATATTGTTCACGGCATAAGTGGTGCTTGATTCCATCCATAGATAGAGTTCAATGCGTGCCCGTTGCTCGTAGTTGTTGGATTGCAATGCGGTTAAGTCGAGTACGCCGCCGGTATTGCGAATAGATATTTTGTTTTTAAACAGGTCCCATGTAACGGTTTCGACCTTTCCCATCTGTAATAGTCGTTGTGCCCGCTCATTTGCAGGACCGCGATAGAACTCAACTATCACCGTGACCATGTTTTGTGGTCTTACATCTGTTTCAACTTGATCGTCAGGTATGTCTTTCC